CTCTCTTTTTTATTTTGGAAAACCGTGTGTAGAAATGCTCTTAGACAAAATTAACAGGAAATGCTTCTTTAATTAGACTTTTTATTTTCATTTTTATGTTGTAGATATTCAAGAAACTCCTCAATCATATCTCTATCATCATCAGACATAACCTTTTCTGGTTTCTTAGTCTCAGATAGTCTCTCCATTAATTTTTCAATTTTTGAATTGGTATCATCATTTGATAAATTAACAATTGTTCTAAAAATGGTACATAATTCATCTGTTCCATCTAAATAATTACGCCATATTTTATCTGCTGTTTCCTTATCTGTTGCAGATTTTAAATTTTCATAACTCCAAGCCATTCCCTGTGCTATACCTAATTCATAAGCTTTATACATTGGTGTCTCTTTTGAAATATCTTCCCATTTTTTCGCAATATAATTACTTACCTTATATTTACTCATGCTCTTATTCTCCCATCTGATTTACAATACTCTGTAACTTGTCAATAAATATCTGAGCGTCCTTTTTATGTTTAAGCTGCTTAATATCAGCAGGTACAAAAGCCAATATTGCTTCACCAAAAACTTTATTGTCAGCGTATAAGTTCATAAACTGGCACATAGTCTCGACATCAATCCAATCTAAATCTGGTTGAAAACAAATCACATCATCCTTATGTGGATGTAGTTTTCTAACCTTAATAAGTGTCTGCTTAAATAATTTCTTTTTCTGTCTCTTATTCATACTGTTATTCTCCTAATTGCTCATTCTATCTTTGTCATATTCATACATTGAACAACCTTCACAGTGTAAATCTTGTTCTTTGCAATTTTCACAGTCAAGACATCCACCATAAATACCACCATTTTCATTCATCTTACATGTATTACATTTACAAGTTTCACACGATGTATCCAATCAATCACCTCCTCAAAAGAAACGTGGTTTTACTTGGCTTTTTCAATCTCTGAAAGCCTTGATTTTAGAGCATTTCAGAGATTAAAATTTTACAAATTATTAGTTACACCTCATTATTCTCTTTTTTGTTCTCATACATATCGAAATTTTCACACATGTCACATTCAAGAGAAGACCACTTGTTGTCGCAAGACTTACACTTATCATGTAAATTATTCTCAGCAAGTCCTTCTTCGCAAATATCTACAATGTGTTCACACAATTTTTGTGGTATTACACTTCTTTCTTTTGCTCCTTTTAATCCTTGTGTGCCTGTTCTACTTCCTCTTGGAGCTGATACATGACATGGATCTCCATTCTTACACATAGGCAGAAATTTTGGTTTCGGATGGTTAGTCCAAATATCTGTAGGCTTCATCCGAGTATCACCGTATTTACAATATGTAACCGTATATCGTGGAAGGTCTTGCATCCAAGTCATCTTTCTCATACCACCACGAGGATTTTCAATAAAATAATAAGTTGGTTTTAATTCTTTGATTAAAGAAACGACATGCTGATCAGTTGCATCACAGAATTTTGCATAATCACTGATTGGATCAAGATTACCAGTCTCAGGATTCTTTCTTCTATGATGACTTATTGCAGCAATACTGAACGTTGTACAATCAGGCGATGCCCAGATAACATCTGGATGACCAAACTTTTCTAAGATATCTTGTGCAGTTACTTGACTAATATCTGCATATAAATCAATGTTTTCAAAATCTTTATTCCATTCTACGCTGTACACTTCATGACCTCTTGCTTCAAAAGCTTTTCCAATTGAACGTGTGCCAGCAAATAACTCTAATACTTTAATAGTCTCTTACCGATAGTGGTGCGCACCTTTAACTCATGAGACTATATTTTCCTTTCTTATAAAATTATATCTACATTGTTACTTAGTTTCGTGACAAGCCAAGAAACCAAAAATTCATCGTCTTTTATTCAATAATTTCCTCCAATACAACATATTGATCATCGTACAAACACCAGCCAGTGTCTAATCCTTCAATATTGATACCAACAAAGTCTTTTACCCATTCAAGTTCTTCTTTTGTTGGTTGTGCATCCACATAAAAACATCTACCGATATATCTTTTATTAAAGGGACAATAATCTGTTGCATTAACTATATATACTAATTCTCCGTTATTTGCTTTTCTATGCATCATTCTATATCTATGTAAAGAATTATTATAAATACAAATTAAAATATTTTTATCAATAATTACATTTCCAATATCTAACTCTCTATGTACAATTTGATGTTCTTGTAATAAATTTAAACCACAAAATTTATTATCAAGTTCATATTTTAATTTCTCATATTCTTTTGAATTTATAGATAGTTCGTCCATCTTATTTACATATCCATCAAGAATATCAGTCAATTCATTGTAATCTTCTTCTGTAATTCGTAACATTTTCTGCCTCCTAACTTTCAAAGAAACAAATTTATTGTGCTTTTAATAGATCTCTGTCCATTCACTAATTTCTACTTTGTTATCAGGATAGCCAGCAAGACACCACTCATCATCTTTATATATCACTTTCCACATAGCATTTTCTCCATGTGGATTACCTTTAATTTTGCCATAATATAATCCTGAACATGGCGGTAATTCTTCTTCTGTTTTTCTCCAAATTGGCTTCTCATATACTTTATTAATATCGTCTACTGCTTTTGCCAAACCTGTCATCGTATTTGTAAAATAATTTTCTTCGTGCTTGAGCATATTATCAAAATAATTCACCATAATGTCTAATAGATTTTTTGTAAACTTTTCAGATGTATCATTCATTCCAAGTATATAATCATGATTGATCTTAAAAGAAATTCCAAGCCCAATAAGTGCTCCTATACAAATTCCTATTAATCCAATTAATACTGTTAAATACATATTCATGTCTTACCTCTCTTTCTTATCATCCAAAGGAAACTTCGGATTCTTGCGCTTACTTTTTATCTGTAATCTCAAATGGTACAATTGACTCTGGAATATAATTAACCTCATACTTGTACTTATTCACTTCAGCACCACCTAAATCCTCAATGACATACATCGTATCTTCATTTAGTCCAATAATATGTCTCTTATATGTACCATCTTCCATCTCTACAACAAGCGTCACCTGATCATTTGTCGCATCCTCTCTACTAAATGCACCAATCATTTCAAACTCAACCTTATCGGTACGAGTGTTAATTACTGCAAATCTTCTAAGAACATTAAAGTTCTCAGATTCCTGTTTCATATTGTATGTAACCTTTTTTGATTCTGTTTCAAAAGCACACCCAGTTAATGATGTTGCTACCATTCCAACGGCTAACATTACTACTAAAATTTTCTTTTTCATATAATTTACTCCTTACTATCTCAAAATCTTACTTAATCTCTTCATAACTTCTTCGCAAAATCTGTACAAACAAGTCTTCTTAAATGCTATTCTCAAATCATCAACAGCTTATCTATATTGCTGACGTAATTCGTTGTCTATCATACTATTCCTTCTTCTCAATAATAGTTACAGTACCCTCAAACACTCCAAAATTTGATGACTGTTGAAATGTATGTGTCTCCGCAATGTCGTCATCTGTCATAGGTCTTGTAAGATACCATAATGAATCATCTTTCCATGTAATCTCTTCAAGTTTCTGGTTTGGTTCAAGCTCAATTGTTGTTGATCCACCAAAATCTTTTGTAACAGACTGGCATCCAGTTATTCCAAAACATAATGTCAATCCTAATACGACCGCTAAAATTTTCTTCTTCATATGGTTTATTCCTCCTATCATCTAAATTTTTTCGTAAGTCTTTTCAAAAATATCTGGCTTACAAGGATATACTTCACCATTGACACCTAAAATTATGTAATCACCATATTCCGATTTCATTGTTCCCTCCAATGTTTTGATATGACATGTACCGTCTTCATGAATTACAATAGTATTATTTGATACTCTATCCATAAACCAATCTGGCAAAGAATCTTCAATCATATATCTAACTGCTTCGATCACTACTGGTTTCTTTCTGTATTTCATGTTGCTTACCTCCTGTTGTTTTATTCTCCTTTAAACTTGATGCCATTGCTTTTTATTGTACTTAATTAAGATATTATTCAAATCGTCTATAATGTCATCACATATTGCAATTTCCCCACGCAGATATCCTTTATCCCAGAATCCATACTCTGATAGTTCACTATCATCTGACATCTGAGAAAGCTGCTTCTCATACCTTAGTTTTCTTTTTTCATATTTTTCAATTAATCCCATTTAAACCTCCAAGGAAATCCAATTTCTTATGCGCAGTTACCCAAAATATTAAGCACCTTTTCTTCGCATTCATCTTCGTTCATATCTGCAATCAAAGATACTTCCTTCATTAATTGCTTAAAATTTGCCATAATAAATTGATAATCTTTGACATCTAAGTTTTCGTTTATATCTTCTCTCAAGTGATTCTTATTAAGAATACTTCTGTCAATATATACCTTTTTATTTAAACTATCTTTCAGCGCAACAATATCCGACTCCACTAATTCTTCGTCTACATTAAGTACTTCAATTGCTATGGATTTTGTTACCATTAAATCACCAATGGAAAATACATTATGGTCAAATCCAAGTATCCTGCTAATCATATCAAATAACATCATTGCTCTGCTTTCCTGATTGGAGAGTTTCGTATCAGATAAATAACCTTTTACTACAACATCTTCCTTTAATTCAGAAATATGTAAAACATTATCTGATTCCTTCATTGTTTTTAAGATTGAAGTTTCAACATCGTTCCTGCTCACAATAATTTTTAAATCATAATGTTTTGCTATATTCAATTTATATTCATACTGTTCTACTTCATTAAAAGCTATAAAAAATACTGGTTCTTTTTCTTTTAAAATTACTGAACCTTTCTGCTCAATCAAATCTTGTTCTTTAATTTCTGGAATTTCTACATATCCATCTCTACTTGAATAAGATCCTTCATGATATATACGTCCTTTCGCCTCGTTAGGTCTATTCTGCAATTCAGGGATTATTGTTACTTCTTGCACAAGCTGTTCATTTTGTGAGGCTGCTTCTTTTCTTAAAAACAATTCATATCCTTTGAAACTATCAATATTTTTATCTTTTCTTCTTGCAACCGCTACCCCTTTTAAATATTCTATATCTTCCTCGTTATTACTTTTAAAAGTCATAAATTTTATAAGATTTTTCACATTCTTTTTATTCACATAATATCCAATGCAAGATGAGTAGTTATTTATATCTTCGATTCCTTTCATTAACAAGGAGTTACAATATTCTTCTACATACAATTTAATCAAATCTCGAAATGCATTCAATTTTTCATCTTTTATAATATTTTTTCTATCAGGTGAAGTAAGATTTAATGTTTTATCACCTACATGCAAGTCTCCTTTTAAATAAGGCAAGTTTTCTAATTTTGAAACTAGCCTACCTTTATAGAAAACATTAACATTGTCTCCCCAACTATAATTACCTGCAAGAGCAATCCATCCACTGCAATCATTATCTTCTATTGGAAATTGATATTCACTATCATCTCCCTCAGTTAAATCTTTCTTTTCAACTAATTCTCCATTATAATAAATATCTAATTCATGAACATATTTGCCAAGTATTTTTACTCTTTCTTCAATATCCCAACTGTTCGCTGTTTCAAAATCAAAGTTGTTTAAAACAAGTTTGAAACCATCATAATAATCATCCAATTCTTCAACTTCAATTTCTGTGTTACTGGTTGCAATCATTTTTTCTACATCAAATGTAATATATGTGTTTCCAGAATAAACATTGATTAAATTACTGACTGTAATATTACTAAAGAATCCCATGCCAAAAGGATTTTCAGAACTTCTCACATTCTCATCCCAACCACTTTCTGCAATAGAAAATAATGCTTGTGGATTTGTTAAAATATTTCCGTTGTTCTCTATAATCACTTTATTTTCATATCTATCAATTGTAACTTTAACTTCTGTTGCTTTTGCTCTTTGGGCATTTTGCACATCTTCGTCAAGAAAGCAATATATGTCCTTAAACGTGCTTTGCCTTAATAATTTTAATTGATTGATAACGTTTACTTTTAATTCAACCGACATTACTATCTCCTTTTCTCCCTATGAAATCTATGTTTCTTGGTAAAAATACCACTATATATAGTGCCTATATTTTCTATAAACACTATATATAGTATTTCATTTACGCCTGATACACAAAACTTGGCATTGGCTGTAATTTAAACAGATTTTTCTCATGCATTGAATCAATCTTTCTTATAATTCCAAACAAATCCTTTACAAGTTTTCTGCTTTCCTGAACAACACGCTTGAATACCTTGATGACTTACTCCCAAAGAATGTGCTGCTTCTGTTATACTTTGCCACTCTTTTATAATATTTCCATTTTTATCTTTTTGGAAAATCACAACTGCATTTGTTCTATTTGGAATTGTTGCACGTTTAATTACTTCTTCAATATTAACGTTTCCGTTATTATATGCCCAAGCATATC